CCTCCTTCCGCGGGAGATCACTCTCGGTCCCAAACTTGTGGTGCACGCTATGCATGCATTTCAGTCTGGTTAGGATCGTGAGTCCTGCGGGATCAAAGGAGAAACCGAGTGGACAAGGCTTAGCAAGCTAAGTCCTAGACCTGCCCTGGCAGGTTGCCTCATCTGCGCTTCTAGCCGCAAAATGAAGGCCGCTGGATCCGGAGGTCGCAAACGGAACGGTAACCGTTCTTTCCCTAACAGGAAGAAGGGTAACCTTTCTCGCAAGCAACGCCGGGCACAACGTTCCTTCAACTTGAGACTACAAGCGCAACAGTCCGAGCCGGCACGACCTGACTTCCCTGGTCCGCCACCGCTCACGCCACGAGAGTTCCCCTCCCTCAGGGTGGGCCCGAACAACCGGCAACTTCCGCCCGCTCCCAAAGGTGTCTGGGGTAAACGAAGTAGCAGCATGGCTGCTACCTCTCGCCCGGACGCTCAGGAGGTCGGCGGTGCCTCAGCCGAGGAGATAAACCCGCCCCAGGGGGGCGGGCCTCACGGTAAAGAGGCAAAGAAGCTGGCTAGTAAGGTCCATTTCCTTGAGGAGGTGACACTCGCAGCGTTTGCGGCGGCAGGAATGTCGAGAGCACGAGCCGAGGAACACCCCATGTGGCTAGACGCCCAACGGGGCGACGCTGCCTCGATGAAGAAGAGGTCGAGCGCCCACCGAACAGCTTGGATCCTAGGATCCGGCTCTCGGTTGGACGCTCAACTTTCATTCATCGGACGAGCGCTGCCCCCTGCCCCTCGTGAGAGTGTGGCACAGGCGCTAGCACAGCATAGGGAAGATCTCTCGTCTACGTTCTCGACAAGCCAAGAGGTCCTCTCGAGTTGTCGGGACTTCGTCCGCAGGTGGGCGAAGAAGAAGGTTGTCAAACCGAAAGCTCCTCTTGGGGCTCCGGCTTGGCCTTCTACTTCATCCTGTCGCGAGCGTTCGGCTGGGAAGGGTGGTGCTTTACGGCACCTCCTCCTCAACCATGCTTACGACGACCTGCCTGACGAGGTCCCAACAGATCAGATGGGTGCCGTGGCAGCACTTGAACTTCGGTTCGTCCTCGCTTCCATAAAGGAGCTTGAGAACAACCCGGTTCCGTGCCACCGCGTCACCTGTCTGTCAGAGAGGGGCCTCAAGACCAGAGTCGTCACGGTCGGCCCAACTTGGTGCCAAGTCCTGGGCCATACGGTCAGGAAACGGCTGCTGAAGGGCTTGAGAGCCACGCCCGGCACCCATCAACCGCTGGTTGGAGCCAAAGATGAGGAGCTTTTCGAAAGGTTCCTTGGGGGGTACGGTGAGACTTTAGTGTCTACCGACCTCACAAGAGCAACCGATCTTCTGCCCCTTGACTTGGTTTCCGCAGTGGTCGACGGACTCGAGGAGTCTGGTAGGTTTTCACCTCTGGAGCTTCAGGTTTTGAGGACCCTTACGGGACCCCAGCTCCTGGACTATCCTAGTGGGGAAACCATCCTTTCTTCTCGAGGCGTCCTCATGGGGCTGCCCACTTCGTGGTGTATCCTTTCCCTCATCCACCTTTACTGGTTGAATGAGGTTAAGAACACCTCGAAACCGAGGGATCGCATCCATCACAAGTCATCGATTTGTGGGGACGATGCGCTCCTCGCGACTACGTCGCTTGGAGCACGCGTCTACCGCAACATCGTGGCTGCGTGTGGTGGGGCGCCCTCAGTTGGGAAGCACTATGAGTGCGTTGCTGGGAGCATGCGGAGAGGGGTCTTCCTAGAGAAGCTCTTAGAGTTTCCGGTGGTAGGCAAACACCTTGGTTCCGGTTTGCGGTTTCCCGCGATACCGGTCAAGGGTTTGACTTCCCGGAACCTTCCAAGACTCTTTACGGAAGGCGACCTCGTGAGCTGCAGATCTTATGGGATCAGGCAGGTCCTCGTGATCGATGCTTTAGCATCCGATTCACAGGCCCTCCACGTTCCCTTGAGAGACTACATCTCAACCCGCGTGCAGTGGCTTGCTCGTTATTCAACAGCCGTACTTGGACTCAGTCCCGGCCACCCCCTCCGCCTCGGAGGTTTCCTGTTCTCTAAGAGAACCCCTGCGGGCGACGCTTTGGCGTTGCAAGTCAGGGACTCTGGGAGGTCATTCTCGATGGAGATCAGGCGTGAGCTTGATCCGAGTTGGAGAATGGCTTCTCAGTTTTCTCTTGAAGGGAGGAACCTCGCTAAGGAGGAAGGGGAGCTGGTTGACCTGCCGGCGTATCCGTTAGACGGACCTCGACCGGAGCCTCCCGACCCTACGGGTTGGAGAGTTTGCTCGGAAGAGGAGCGCGTCATGGCTACGACGGTAGGCATGTTTGCTCAAATCTCGGCCTTTTCGGAGAGAAAGAACGAGGTCTACACCTTGAGAGCTTCTGACTTTGTTAAGAAGCTTTCGAAATTGCGGACCCTCGGCTCTTCTCAACCGTCGGGCTTCGACTTGGGCGTAACACTGGGTCCGAGCCTAATCGCATGGCGCCTCCCCCACGTGGGGGATGTAGAACGAGGCACCAGCTGGTTAGCCGACTTGGACAACAACCGCCGACTCATCTACCAAGCCGGTTTGAGGACTTTTGAGTCCTCTCTCCGACCTGGAGTGAGCCCTACAGGAGCTCTTGCTCCCGG